ATTCTGGGACGCTAAAATCTATACACCTTCTGGTGTACTGAATCTATCCGATCAGCTTGAAGCCTATCAAAAGCTAAGAGCAGAGAAGAAAACAGCCATACCATATCCTTGGTTCGGCTTAAACAAAAAGCTAGAAGGCATGAGAGCAGGAGAACTTGTCACCCTTACAGGTGGCACAGGTCTTGGTAAGTCCTCCGTCACCAGAGAGATTGAACACTGGCTGATTGAGAACACCGAAGATAACGTGGGTGTCATAGCCCTTGAAGAAACGTGGTCGCGTACTGCCGAAGGTATCATGGCAGTGGAGGCTAACGCAAAGCTACACCTTGATAGTGTTAAGGCTGAGTTCACAGAGGAACAGCTAGACGATTGCTACAGGAAGGTATTCATGGGTGACAACGCGGGTCGTGTGTGGATTCACGCACACCACGGAGTTAATAACTTAGAGGACATCTTCAGCAAGCTACGCTACATGATCATCGGTCTTGATTGTAAATGGATTGTAGTTGATCACCTTCACATGCTTGTACTATCTACACTGGAACATGACGAGCGTAAAGCTATTGACGGCATCATGCACAGGCTTCGTACTATGGTAGAGGAGACAGGCTGTGGTATGATACTGGTGTCACACTTGCGTAGAGTAGAGGGCAACAAGGGACACGAGAACGGCATAGAGACAGGACTCTCGCACCTTAGAGGGTCGCAGAGTATTGCTCAGCTAAGCGATTGTGTGATCAGCCTTGAACGCAACCAACAGGCAGAGGATCAGATAGAAGCATCGACCACCAAGGTCAGGGTGTTGAAGTCTAGGTACACTGGAGATGTTGGAGTAGCATCACACTTGCTGTATGATAACAAGACGGGTAGGCTCAAAGAGCTAGATGATTATAATTCATCACAGTTTGACGAGGAAATAATATGAGTAACTTAGTGTTCGATATAGAAACGGACGGCTTAGATCCATCGCAGATCTTTTGCATCGTGGCTCAAGACGTAGACACAATGGATGTATTCACGTTCGACAACACGCAGTTGGAAGAAGGCTACGGGTTGTTACGCTCCGCAACTAAACTGATCGGTCACAACGTGATAGGCTACGACATCCCTGTCATTAAGAAGCTGACAGGTATTGATCTGTTTGACAAGAAGATTGTTGATACATTAGTATTGTCACGTTTGTTCAAGCCTACACGCGAAGGCAACCACGGTCTTGAGGGTTGGGGCTACAGGCTAGGCTTTCGCAAGGGTGACTTTGGTCAACAAGAAGATGCTTGGGATGCTTACACGCCGCAGATGTTAGAGTACTGCAAGAACGATGTGTTGCTCAACACTAAAGTCTATGAAGCACTCAAGCTTGAGAGCCGTGGCTTCACGCCTCAGTCAGTGCAGATAGAACATGCAGTAGCTAAGATCATAGATCAGCAACGCACTAACGGGTTCCTGTTGGACGTTCAGAGAGTGATGGGCCTGATGGCTATGTTTGAAACCAAGCTACACGATCTAGAGCAGGAGGTTCAGGAAGAGTTCCGTCCTGTTATAACTACGCAGATACTCAGCCCTAAGTTCACAGCGACAGGTGCATTAGCTAAGACAGCCACCGATCAATACGACAAGGGGACTAGGCTAAGCGATAACGAGTACGAGCGAATGCTTTTAAACAGAGAGGACTGCTTACCCATAGCCCGTAAAACTGAGACACCATTTAACTTAGGCTCACGCAAACAGATCGGCGAGTACCTTATTCGTTTTGGTTGGAGTCCTAAGAAGTTTACGCCGACAGGTCAGCCTATTGTGGATGAAGCTACTTTAAATAGAGTTAAGAACATACCGCAAGCGGCTTTGATTGCTAAGTATCTTATGTTACAGAAACGCTTAGCACAAACTAAGAGTTGGATCAAAGAACTAAACGAAGAGACAGGAAGAGTACACGGCTACGTTAATCCTAACGGTGCAGTGACTTCTCGCATGACCCATTCACATCCTAACATGGCACAGATTCCCAGTAGTTCGTCACCGTTCGGCGAAGATTGCCGATCTTGTTGGACAGTGCCGGAGGACTACAGGCTTGTAGGCATTGATGCTTCGGGACTTGAGCTTAGGATGTTAGCCCATTACTTAGACGATAAGGAGTATACTAATGAAATACTTAACGGCGATATACACACCGCTAATCAGCGCCTTGCTAGAATTGAATCAAGAAGTCAAGCAAAGACTTTTATCTATGCCCTCCTGTACGGAGCCGGAGATGCAAAACTTGGGTCAGTGGTTGGAGGAGGTAGAGCGGTTGGGAAAGGACTTAGACAACGCTTCTTTGATAATCTCCCATCATTTAAACACCTTACGGATAGCGTACAACGAGAAGCTAAAACAGGATTCATCAAAGCGTTAGACGGCAGACGGCTTACTGTGCGATCAGAACACGCCGCACTCAACACACTCTTACAGGGTGCGGGTGCAATAGTTATGAAGAAAGCCCTGATCATACTAGACCAGAAGATAGCTAAGCATGGGTATGATGCTAAGTTTGTAGCCAATGTACATGACGAATGGCAGATAGAGTGTCACCTTGATGATGCAGTAGAGGTTGGTAAGCTAGGTGTACAATCTATTAGGGAAGCGGGGTGTATGTTTAATTTAAACTGTCCTTTAGATGGGGCCTACAAAGTTGGGGAGAACTGGAGTGAAACACACTGAGACTACTGCGGTAAAGCTTCGAGAGTTTGTGAACTTGAGATACAATGTCCCTATAGGTGGGATATTTAGGATGCCTACGGGAACGAAACCTTTGGTGGCAGTAAAAGTTTTAAATTACAAAAAAGATGTTTTAATAGAATGTATGTATGTAATAACAGGACATAAGATAGTACACACCGGAGACAAAGAAGTAGTCCCCTTAAAGATTGAAGCTTTAGAGGACGATAACGATTACGAAATAATAGATAATGAGGGATACTATAATGAATACTCCTAAAAACTGTATAGATTGTTCTGAGGTTTTAACACTGGGCGGTAACTGGACTGAAGCAAGAGAATCCCAGAGCAAGTATCTTTGTAAAACATGTTGGGCTAAAAGAGACAAGCTTGGCATGTTTGTAAACGGAAAGTATATTTCAACTAAGCATCCTTTTCACAAGAGTGGACGCTACAAAACTTTTGAGGGTGCGGCATTCGCATCGTTAAATAACTACGCTGATATTAAAGAAGGGTATGTCTATGTAATATCTAACCCTGCGTGGGAAGGTTGGTACAAAGTAGGCATGGCTCTTGATGCAAGCGATAGGTGTTCAGGGTATCAAACGTCCTCTCCCTTTAGAGATTATACAATAAGGTACTCTAAATACTTTGAAGACAGGCGAGAAGCAGAAAGACTTGTTCACAATATTCTTAAAAAAAATCACACTGAACACATGAACGAATGGTTTAAGACAGACCTAGATACTTTGAAGACTACAATTAAAAACATAGAAGGCACACAGCATGAAGCTTAATACTCTAGTACCTGACATCTACAAGCACTTAGAAAAACTATCGGACGGTGAACCCTTACCGCTGACTGATGCTGATATAGATAGGGCCGTACAGGGAATGGCAGAGGCTCTTAAATCTTGGTCAACACCCAGAGAACGCGACAGTAACTTCACTGTACGCATGTCTAATGTAGGCAAACCCGCTCGTCAGTTGTGGTACGAGAAGCGTGATCCGCAGGGTCGTGGCGGTATTGATGGGGCTACGCAGATCAAGTTCCTATACGGCCACTTGCTTGAAGAGATTGTGTTGATGCTAGTACGCATGGCAGGACACAAAGTAACAGACGAGCAGAAAGAAGTATCCGTTAAGGGTATCATAGGTCACATGGACTGCAAGATTAACGGCGAGGTGGTTGATGTTAAGACTGCATCCCGCTTTGCATTCAATAAGTTCCGTGATGGTCGCTTGTCAGAGGATGATCCGTTTGGATACTTAGGTCAGCTTGCAGGTTACGAAGCGGCAGAGGGTACAGACAAGGGCGGGTTCTTGGTGCTGAACAAAGAGAGCGGCGAGTTGTGCATGTATGTGCCGGACGATCTTGATAAGCCCAACATTAAATCATCTATCAGTAAGCTATTACCTGCACTAGATCTTGACACGCCCCCTGCTTTATGTTATACTCCCATACCTGATGGGAAGAAGGGCAACATGAAACTTCCCAAGGGTTGTAGTTGGTGTAAGTACAAGCACCAATGCTACAAAGACTCTAATGATGGTGCAGGACTACGTACCTTTAAATACTCAAACGGATTTACATACTTAACAGAGGTTGTAGTTGAACCTAAAGTAGAGGAACTACTATGAACGGTAGGAAAGCTAAGCGTATTAGGTTGCATTCAGGAACTATTATAGTTGATTGGTTAAGGACTCTGCTTACTGAAGAAGAAGGTCAGAAGATCAACATCGAAAACTATAAGAACTTTATGCCAACTCAAACACACTTCATGGCACACCGCACCATGCACCTAAATGCTTACCACCCTAAGTGGATACGTAACAAGATACAGCGGTTGCTTAAACAAGATCCTAATCGTGTGATAGAAGAGATTACTTTAGGAGAAATCAAATGACTATCGAAGAAATGATTATTGCTACGGGTAGTTATCTGTACAACAACGAAACCAAGTCTGTTACTGACATAGATTCAGAGTTCTTAACTGACCTACGTCTACTGATAGATGCTGAGTTAGAGCGCAGAGAGGTGTCCATACATTGAATAAGATCAAGAAAGGTTACCGTAAAGCTAGGGTCAAGCGACCAGTAGAGAAGGATCTAGTTAAGGGCTATGACTCCAACTGGGAGTACGAGCTACACACAGGCATCCTAGACAACTGGAGTTTCCACACCGACAAAGTTCCGTATACAGTTTCGCATAATTACCACCCTGATTTCTTGCGGGAGATTGAGGGTAAGAAGATTCTTCTCGAAGCTAAAGGAAGGTTCTGGGACTACGCTGAGTTTAGCAAGTACATATGGATAAGCAAGACACTGCCTGACGATACTGAGTTAGTGTTTCTGTTTGCTAACCCTAGCGCACCAATGCCACAAGCTAAGCGCAGGAAGGATGGAACCAAACGAAGCCACGGTGAGTGGGCAAGTGCGAATAACTTTAGATGGTTTAGTGAAGATAGTATCCCTGACACTTGGATCAACCCCAAGAAGCGAGAAAGTTTTGACTGACATTAGCCGTAAAGACGAAAGGCGTGATAGGTTTGTAAGGAAGAAGAAGTTTAAGAAGATTACTTCGGCTTCTAAGTTGAAAGAATCTAAGCGCAAAGAACCCCCAACTAACTTTGATATTGAGGAAGACCATGACCAAACGATTAAATGATGTAACCCCAGAGGAATGGGATCGAGTCCGTAAGACACAGCCCCGAAATGAAAGAGCAGACGACCACGAAGATTTAGTGTTTAGCAAGTGGGTAGACTTAGCTATGCAGGAATCTCACGAGGAAGAAGAAGATTGTGTTAACAGCCCTACGCACTACAACACAGGAAACATTGAGTGCATTGAAGCCATTGAAGAGTCTATGTCCTCTGTAGCTTTCAAGGGTTATCTTAAAGGCAACTGTCTGAAGTACCTGTGGCGCTATGACTACAAAGGTAAACAGGTAGAAGACTTACAGAAAGCCACATGGTATTTAAGCCGTCTAACGCGAGTAGTATTATTTGAAAACGAAGGGGAGAAATGATGGATCAGTACCAACAGTTTATACACAAGAGCCGCTACGCACGATGGATACCTGAGCATAACCGTAGAGAAACGTGGAGCGAAACAGTCTTCCGCTATGTACAGTTCTGGAGAGATCGTGAGCAGATTACAGTTAAGGAAGGACAGAAGCTATACGATGCTATTCACAACCTAGAGGTTATGCCCTCTATGCGTTGCATGATGACAGCAGGTAAGGCACTAGATAAAGATAACGTAGCGGGATTCAACTGTAGTTACCTGCACATAGACTCGCCACGATCCTTTGACGAGCTGATGTATGTGCTTATGTGTGGTACGGGTGTAGGCTTTAGCGTTGAGCGTAACTTTATTAACAAGCTTCCAGAGATTGCTGAGAGCTTTCACGTAACAGACACCACGATCGTTGTAGCTGACAGTAAGATTGGGTGGGCTTCGGCGTTCCGTGAGTTGATTGCTATGCTATACGCAGGTAAGATTCCTAAGTGGAACACAGATAGGATACGCCAAGCCGGAGCAAGACTAAAGACCTTTGGTGGTCGTGCGTCAGGGCCAGAGCCTTTAGATGATTTGTTTATCTTTTGTATCTCTTTGTTTCAGAAAGCTAAGGGGCGTAAGTTAACCTCCATTGAGTGCCACGATGTGTGCTGTAAGATTGCAGACATTGTAGTTGTTGGCGGTGTTAGACGTTCAGCATTAATAAGTTTATCTAATTTATCTGATCAGCGCATGTCTAAGGCTAAGTCAGGAGATTGGTGGAGGAATGAAGGACACCGTAGGCTTGCGAACAACAGCGTAGCGTACACAGAGAAACCTGACTTTGAATCTTTCTTGTCTGAGATGCAGACCATGTATGAATCTAAGGCGGGCGAGCGGGGTATCTTTAGCCGTGTTGCCGCACAGAAGATTGCAGGGCGTAACGGCAGGCGTGATGCTGACCATGAGTTTGGTACTAATCCCTGTAGTGAAATTATCCTGCGCTCTAATCAGTTCTGTAATCTCAGCGAGGTTGTAGTGCGGGCAGATGATACGCTATCAACACTAAAGAAGAAGATTGAGACAGCCGCAATTATTGGTACACTTCAAGCTACACTTACAGACTTCAGATACTTGCGGAATGTTTGGAAGAAGAACACAGAGGAAGAAGCGTTACTAGGTTTAAGTTTAACAGGCATTATGGATCATCCTGTTATTGGAACATCATCAGATAAAACAGCGTTGTGGTTAGAGGAACTAAAGAATGTTGCCGTTAAAACTAATAAGAAGTGGGCTGAAAAGCTTGGTATCAATCAGTCTGTGGCTATTACATGCGTTAAGCCAAGCGGTACTGTATCTCAGCTTGTTGACTCTGCCAGTGGTATTCACCCTCGTTTCTCTAAGCACTATATTAGAAGAGTACGTTCGGACACTAAGGATCCGTTGGCTGAGTTTATGACTGCCGCAGGGTTTCCAGTAGAGCAGGACTTAATGAGTCCATCTTCGTTGGTGTATAGCTTTCCTGTTAAGTCTCCTAAGTCTAGTACAACAGTTAAACAAGTTGGAGCAATGCAACAGTTAGCTTTGTGGAAGCTCTATCAGAATCACTGGTGTGAACATAAGCCAAGCATTACCGTGTACTACACAGACGATGAGTTCCTGCAAGTAGCGCAGTGGATATGGGATAACTTTGACATCTGTAGCGGCATTAGCTTACTACCTGTTAGCGACCACGTATATCAGCAAGCACCCTATGAAGAGATAGATGCGGCGAAGTACAAGGAGTTAGTAGATGCTATGCCCAAGGATGTAGATTGGGGTAGGCTAGAAGACTTTGAGCAGGAGGACAACACCACTGGATCACAAGAGTTAGCGTGTGTCGGTGGGGCGTGTGAAATTGTCTAATAAAACAGAAGCCAACATCTTAGGCTTTAGGATACTGGTGAATGATCGGGGGCATGTCGTTACAGAAATGAGCGGCATCCCCGAAAAGGATCTTCATCTAGCGTTCAAGGATGATGAACTGTTAATGATAAGAAGCATTGTACATCTTACGAAACAAAAACTGGAGCCGCTCCATAAGTATTTAGAAGACGAGCTAAACGCCTTGAATCATGGGGCGGGTTAGCTTAAAAAGATATTGCCCATTATGCAGAAACAACATATTAAATTAATTATAACTAGAATAGTTCTTATGATTGCTACTGTATCAGCTTCGGAATCTGTGTCCCCCACTCTCTCGCCTAGACTCATGGCCCATAGCTTCCAAAACTTTTTCATAGTTAATCACTTTAAGTTATTTCTTTGACTTAGCACCCGAACATTTCCAACGCTTGCGTGACAAGTTGTTGGGGGTGTT